CCCGCTATACGCAGATCATCAAGAAGCGATTGCCTTCACTTCTTCTTGGCCGTGTAGTAGGTCCCTGCTCCTCTTCGAACGTAAGTTCTAAGAGTTGCAAGTCCCATCGGCGTAATGTCGATTCCCATACTGCTGTTTGGCAGGCAGTATGGGCTGGTTTCGTGGCCTCTGGTCTCTCTCAGCAGCGTGGTTGTTGGGTTTTCCGCAAATGGGTAACCAGATGCGGTCCTCGCGGTTCCGACTGGATTTCGGACAGGGTGAAAGACCTGTGCGTTTCCCTCCGTGACGTTGCACTCACGGAGCGGGAAGTCGAAAACGTGGGGTACATACCCAAGGCTCTTCAGACTTGGCTTCGGCAAGTTGGCCGTCTCGAACCCCGTCGTACCCTGGCTTTCACCAGGTGTGCGAGGGGGCTCCCTAAGGCGACCAAGTTGAAAGTCTCGAAGAGTCTCTTGAACCACGCCCGTAACATTTCCGTTCCATACACTTGTCATCCTGAGGTCCAGGATGACATCGAGCAGAGTGTATGTGATAGGTTCGGAAATGTGCTGAGAAAGTGTACTTGGAAATACGCACCTCACAGCAAGAACGCTGTAAGGGAGAGTCCTGGGAGTAAGGGCGGGTACGACGAGTACCTCCGTGATCTGATCACGGAGGACCTCCATGGCGACCTTTATCGGGCCGACATGGAGGGTCGTATCCTCGAAGCGGCTAGGCGTAGCCCGCCCTTCCCAGGAAAGGACTCTCTCCTGAACAGGTTGCTTAGAGTAGTTAGGGCGGGCCCCTTTGAGGAGACTGAGTATCCTGAACTTCTGCAAGGTTACGGAACCTTGTTGTCGATGGAGAAGTTCAGCAGTCTCGGAGGGTCCCACGACAACGTGCCTGTGCACGTCGCCACACCTATATCTGAGCAAGGCTGTAAGGTGCGTGTCATTACCGTCCCTCCCGCCAGTATCTTTACTGCAGGAACTTTGGCCCGGAAGGCCACATTCTCCGCCCTTCGAAAGAAGGATAAGCGTATTCGCGACTTCTCGCGTCGAATACGTGAGGACGGAAGTGTGGTCGGTCTCCCGGGTGTCCTGCGTGGTGATCAGCGCTTTCTCAGCGCCGATTTGACTAAAGCGACTGACGGTTTCTCCCACGATGCTATCCGTGCCGTATTGCGTGGCATGGCCAGATCCGGCCTTTCCCAGCTGTATCTGGATTGCGCGGCTCGATCCCTTGGTGTCGAGCTTGGCAATAAGCATCTGGTGGAGTACCGCCGGTCGTCTTTCACCAAAAGAGACTGGCTGGAGGTTCTCGATCTGCCTGGCCGTCTTTTGGGTGAGGACGGCAACACTGTGAGGGTCGTAATGGAGAGGGGTTGCCTTATGGGAACCCCTCTCTCCTTCACAGTGTTGTCGCTCATTAACGGCTGGTGTTGTGAGGCACTGGGCCCGCACGTCGCCATCTGTGGGGACGACGTCGTCGCAGTAACAACACCACGGCAGGTCGGAGCCTACGCCACCAGAGTCGGTGGCGTAGGCTCGGGATTGCATGACAAGAAATCCTTCTTCGGCAAGAAGGGTTGGACATTCTGCGAGATCTTTGGTCTCGGCACACCAGTGCAGGTGTTCAATCCTTATCCTGTCAAGCAATTCCTGAGAGACGGTAATGGGGTCATGGACAAGGGGCAGTACTTCGCACCGCAGTGGAAACGACTGCGTCGTGTGGCCCTTGTCCTTTGTAAAGGTGCGCGGGCCAAGGCCCGGCGGCTTAGGCGGCCCCCAGAGCTCCCAGTGGCTCTTGGGGGCTTGGGGCATCCCAGCAAGGGGATGCGCGACATGCCGAAGGTCGTCCGCGCGCAGCTTTACAAACTCCTTTTCGAAGGAGCTGACCCTTCCAAGTATGCAAGCAGGATTGATGTGTTCTATTCTCCATCCGACCCGCGGATGTATGAGAACCTCAGGAGTACGTTTGTGGGTGGTTATGAAGGGGACGTGTCGTTCTCTGACATGGCCGCCCCTCCGGGTACGTACTTCGTGACGAACCGAGTGCTTCGTGCGCATATCGCTAGATTGTCGCACGGTCTTTACTGGGCACTCGGAGGACACTATAAAACCTGCTTGCCAAAAGCCATGAAACCAGGGAAGTTGAAACTCCCCCCTCCCGGTGCACGCCAATTCTCTCGGTACTCGCCATGGGCGCAAGTCCTTGGTTGGTGGCGTGAGAAATTGGACCGGGAGGGCAAGTTCCTTCCCATCGACGTTGCGTCTGAAATACGGGGGTTCACCCCTCCAGGCGCTGGTAGACCTGTTCGGTCGACCGGTGACATGTGAGTGCGCCATGAGCCTG